CAGTTAAACCAAAATTTTGGCCCGTTGCTCTGTGGACGGGTCTAAATTTTGGTTTAACTGTAACCCCGAAAACCCCGGCCACTGGTTTTATGTGGAATGGATTAAAAAAGCCAAAGAGCGAAACATCCTGTATCTGCATTTCACCATGGATGATAATCTGAGCCTGTCCGAAAAGATCAAGGCCCGATACGAGGGTATGTATACCGGCGTGTTCTATCGCCGGTATATTCTGGGTTTGTGGGTTAAGGCTGAGGGTCTTGTATACCCCATGTTTAACCGTGCTGCCCATGCAGTTAAGACCGTGCCTAAGCGCAGTCCCCGCCACAGATATTATGTATCGGTAGACTATGGTACGGTTAACCCCTTTGCAGCAGGACTGTATGACTACGATCCCGGCGCACAAAAGGCCATCATGGTCAGAGAGCTTTATTACAAAGGTGGTAGTAATAACCGCGTCGATAATGAAGCCTATTATAAAATGCTGTGTGAGTTGATCGGTGATTATCCGATTGAGTACATCATCATTGACCCCTCAGCCGCGTCTATGATCGAAACAATTCAAAAATACGGTAAATATATAGTCGTAAAGGCCGATAATGACGTTTTGAACGGCATCCAGGATGTTACAAAGTTCCTTAATGCAGGCTGCCTGTACTTCCATAGGAGCTGTAAAAACACCTTCGATGAATTTGAAACCTATTCTTGGGATGAAGAATCCGAAGAGGATAAGGTTATTAAAACTAACGATCACAGCATGGACCAAATACGGTATTTCTGTAGAACGGCCCTTCGCAGCGAACTCAAATGGATAGTTTAAGGCGGTGATGGAATGAATTTTTTTACACGCCTGTTAAGGAGGATTCACAGTATGCTTTTTGTGAATAACACCGACATAGGCAAGGTGTTTGGCGTTGAACTCATTACATCCGATGAAATGAACAACGCCTTAAAACGGTGGGATGAGATTTCCACTGGCAAGCCCCCTTGGAAAAATGAGGGGGATGAAATCGATACCATTAACATGGCAAAGCTTATCGCAGATTATCGTGCAAAGCTGACCATGTTGGATATTGGCATTGCTATCTCTGGCAGTGCAAGAGCGGATTTCCTGCAAACATTAGCCGACGATTTGCTGAAACGCCTCCCCGAAAAGTTACCCGAAGCAGACCGGCTGGGCGGCATCATTATTAAGTGGAATGGCGATTCCTGGGATTTTGTTCTCCCCGGTAACTTTGGCATTACCGCGAAAAACAATAACGGTGAAATTGAGGGTGCTATTTTTGCATCTCACACTTCAGAGGGCGACAATCACTATACCCGGCTGGAATACCACCGTTTTGAGGGCAATGATGAAAACGGCAGAGTTTACCGGATCACCAATAAGGCATTCAAAAATCAGTTCGTAGGAGAAGGTAAATATAATCTTGGCCGCCCCGTCGCGCTGCAGTCTGTGGCCGCATGGTCTGACATGATCGAAGAGGCCAGTATTTCCAAGCTGGAAAAACCCCTCTTTGCTTACTTTCGCATTCCCGGCGCAAATACCATAGATCCCGCGTCCCCGCTGGGCTTGTCTGTATTTGCCAATGCTCAGCATGAGTTAAAAGCTCTGGATATCGCTATCAGCCGGAAGGATTCTGAGGTTGAGGACAGTAAGCACATTACATTTGTCGGTCAGGCCCTCATTCAGAATGCACAGAATAAGGGCATTGAGCTTCCCCGCTTTGTTAAAGGCCTGGGCATGGGTCTGAATGACGGTGAAGTATCTGCCATCCATGAACACGTTCCCACGCTGCTGACGGATCAGCGGATTAAAGATATCAATTTCAATCTTTCCCTTGTCGGTGTTAAGTGTGGATTCTCTGAGGGTGTGTTCGTCATGGACGGCCAGACCGGCGTAATCACTGCCACTCAGGTTGAGTCTGATGACCGTGACACGATCCAGACCATTAAAACTGACCGTGACGCGCTGCAGGATGCATTGGCGCAGGCTTTCTACGGTGCTGATGCGCTCACTACGCTATACGGTTTGGCTCCGCTGGGTGAATATGAGGTTAATTATAGCTTCGGTGACATCACCTATAACTACGAAGAAGACCGGGCTAGATGGTGGGGCTATGTCCAGGCAGGCAAGGCTCCCGCATGGCTGTTTTTTGTTAAATTTGAAAAAATGAGTAAAGAAGAAGCCAAAGCAATGACTGCTGAAGCAGAGGCCGCAAATATGGAGGCTGCAGGGCTGTTTTCTCAGCCGTAACGGAGGTGTTCGCTTATGCTGACACCTCAAGAGTTACTTGAGATCATAGATACCATGCACCCTCAGCTTGACGAACTGAACACCTGGATCACTATGGATCTGATTAAGCGCATAATGGAACGCTTAGGCAAGGGTAAGGATTTTGTGCTTTCCCCTACAGATGAATGGCAGATTCAAGTATATCAGTCCGCCGGTGGACACCTTGACGCTATGCAGCGAGAGATTGCCCGATTCACCAAACGCTCTGCAGCAGAGGTACAGGCTATTTTTGAGGGCGCGGGAGTGATGGCGTTTGCAAGGGATAACGATTTTTATGTTGCCCACGGACTGCCCTCACAAACACTTGCACAATCTGAGGAAATGATTCAGCTTTTGACCGACTCCTATCAACGGACAAATGCTGAGATCCGCAACTTTACTCGTACCACCGCAAAGGCAAGCCAGAAACGGCTTGTTAACGTTTTGGATACCGCCCATTTTAAGGTAATGAGCGGTGCAACCTCTTATACACAGGCTGTAAAAGAGGCTGTAAACGATATTGCTGTACACCAGACAAAGGTTTACTATCCTACAGGTCATGTGGATACCATAGAAACCGCTGTACTTCGTGCCGTCCGTACAGGCGTAGCACAGGCAAGTGGAAACATGGCAATCCAGAGTATGATTGAAAGGGAATGGGATCTTATCCGGGTATCCGCTCACATTGGCGCTCGTTACGGTGACGGCGGTGAAAATCCCGGAAATCACTTTTGGTGGCAGGGTAAGTTATATAGCCGGACTGGTAAAACTCCTGGATATCCCCTATTTGCTGAAACCACAGGCTACGGCACAGGCGAGGGCTTGAGCGGCTGGAATTGCCGCCACTCATTCGGCCCAGGAGATCCAGACCATAATCCATTTAAGGAATTTGACAGCGAAGAAAATAAAAGGGTTTATGACCTGTCGCAAAAACAACGTAGAGCCGAAGCCCGTATTCGTGGCACCAAGCTAAAGTTGCTGGGCTACCGGGCGGCTATTGATGCTGCTGAGGATCAGGAGCTGAAAGCTACACTTGAGAACGAGTACAGTAAATCTGCATTACTTCTCCGAAAGCAGAACACATTTTACAATGCTTTCTGCGAGGAAAACGGCCTTAAACGGTTATCTGACCGCATCACGGTTGCAAAATGGAATCGTTCTGAGGCAGCAAAGGCTACTGCAGCGGCCCGAAAAGCCCTATCCCAATAAAATCACAGGATCTTTGTGGAGCAATTCATAAAGATCCTGTTTTTTATGCCCCTCAAGGTATCACCGGTTCGACTCCGGTAAGGGGTACAACATTAGTCAACCCGGTTGACTTAATAATTCCGGGACGATGGGACACGGCAACGTCCTAAAAAGCCTAATCATCGGATTTGGAGGTAACTCTATGAAAACAGAAGAATTGACCGCAATCGGCCTGTCTGAGGAACAGGCTACTCAGGTACTTGCCATTCACGGTAAGGACATTGAGAAGCATAAGAAGACCATCACTACTCTGGAAACTGAGCGGGACGGTCTGAGGGGACAGCTCGACACCGCCGAAACCACTCTGAAGAAGTTTGAGGGCATTGATCCTCAGCAGATTCAGCAGGAGATCCAGACCTATAAGAAGCAGGCTGAGGACGCACAGAAGAATTTCAATGCCCAAATTACCGCCCGCGATCAGAAGGACTGGCTGAAGCAGAAGTTTGATGAATACGGCGTCACTTCTCCCTACGCCCGCAAACAGCTTGAGGCTGAGTGCATGGCAGAGGGCAGCGGCTGCACATGGAAGGACGGCGCATACTTCGGCTTTGAAGATTACATGAAGGCCGCTAAGGCAAAGGACAACAGCCTGTATATGACCGCTGAGGAAAAGGCAGCGGCTGCGAAGGCTGCAGGCCTGCAGGGCAAGGCCCCCGCCTTTACCGGGGCTGTGAGTAATCCTACTCCCGCGCCCAAGAAATTTACGCCCCCCAAGATCTTCTAACCCTTAAAAATTTTTATCCGAAAGGAAGTATGAACAATGCCTCGTATTACTGCACTGAATATCCTTACTCAGGAAGAGGGTAAGGAATACCTGTCTGAGCTGTATGGCCGTGTCATTGAGAACGTCCAGAAAGCTCTGATTTCTGCGAAGCTGAAGAATATGGATCTGTCCGGTGATCCCACTTCCGGCTCCGTTGAAGCTAAGCGTTTTGTGAACGCTAAGCCCCAGGCCTACGGCACTGCCCGTACTGCCGGTAAGGGCAACGCCGTTAAGGCAAAGCCTGTCAATGTCATCATCGACACTGACCAGGAAATCGTTGAAGAACTGGAAGAGAAGGATACCCGGCTGTACGGCGTAGACGGCTTGCTGGATCGTCGCGCCGCAAACCACGTCCTGCAGATGGCTACTGAGCTGGATACTGCATTCTTCCAGGAAGCTGCCGCCGTGGCTGTCGAGGTCGAGATTGATCCCGCTGCCGCTATCGAAGACATTCTGGAAGCTGTCATTCAGGAGTGTGAGAACACCCAGAATGATTTTGTTGACGGCGTGCCCCGCGCTCTGATGCATCTGTCCCTGTCCAGCAAGTATTACGGCAAGGTCCGCAACAACCTGGATAAGCAGACCCGTTCCAACGTGGATACCGGTGATGAAGAGTTCTACGTCTGGCACGGCGTTGAGACTGAATCCAACATCCATCTGCCCGCAGGCTGCGATCTGCTGCTGCAGGTTCGTGGTGCTGTCGCTCAGCCCGTCATGGCGGATCAGTATGTTGCTGAAAAGATCCCCCTGTCCAACGCTTACGGCGTGGAGATGTTCTACCATTACGGCACCGATGCCGTCACCCCTGACCTGATTTTCAAGGCCGTTGAGAAGAGCGCGTAAGCGCTCTTCCTTCCAAAACTCTAAAGGAGGATATGTAACATGAGATTCAAGAATGTTAAAACCGGCAATATCGTCAGAACTGAAGACAAGGGCACTATCGCCCTGATGCTGAAGTCTGAACGCTATGAGAAGGTCGAAGAAAAGACCGCTAAGCGGGCTACCAAAAAGGCTGCAGGCGACAAGATCGAAGACGATAAGACCGAAGACACTACCGACTAAGGAGGACAGCCCATGGCATACGCCGATTTAGACTTTTACCAGAAGTCCTTTTTCGGTGATGTGCTGACTGAGGAAAACGCGGATAAGTGGCTTGCCCGTGCAAGTGACGAGTTGGACGGCCCAACCTTTGGGCGCTTGACTTTCGCATTTCCAACTGTTGAAGCACACGCTGCAAAAGTGAAAAAGGCTGTATGTGCCATTGCTGAAGCTCTCTTTTATATCGATGTACAGCGTGCCGCTGCATCTGCCCAGAAAGCCGCTGACGGGAGCTACCGTGGCACTGTAGCGTCCATTTCTTCTGGGCGAGAATCTATTTCCTATTCCACAAATGCCGCCAATACGGTCTACGCAACCGCTGCTGCGAGTGACCTCGCGCAAGTCGCTCTGATTAACGGTATCGCTGCAAAGTATCTGGCGAACATCCCGGATGCTAACGGTGTTAATCTCTTGTATGCGGGAGGTGTGAAGCGTGTACCAGAATACAATCACGGTATTTAACTTCCATGAAGATAGCGCTGCTTGGTATCCGTCTGTCATTAAGGGCGCTGATTTGACAGAAACCAAATCCAGCGGCTCCACTACGACGGGAAAAAACAACGCTGATACTGTGGATGTGATCGTTCATTGCTCTGGTGACAAGCAAATCACCACGACAGCAGGAGCGAAAAGCTACACCGGGCCGAAAGAATACGCAAAATGCAAAAATCCTGCGGAACGAATTACCTTCAAGCCTGAATGCGATTTTATCTATGACGGTGAATGGCCGGATCTTACCCCCATCTCTGATGAAGGGTATGATTCCGGCCTTTATCATGCCATGAATGACGCATACGACGGTGTTTACATGGTTACCTCTGCGGTGTTCTTTGGTCTGCTTCCTCATTTTGAGATCGGAGGCAGGTAATGTGTCAGACACATTCCACTTTCCTTACATCTCATATGTAAGTGGCAGTTTTCGTGTTGAAATAGACCTCAAGCCCTATGAGCAGCGACACATCGAAGCGCAGCAGTGGCTCGGTGATCGTGTCCTGGAGGATTGTAGAGCTGTCATGCCAATTTTGACAGGAGGATTGCAACAGCGTTCTCATGTCAAATACGGTGGACGGCAAGTGGTATTCCCCGGCCCTTATGCTCGTTTTCAGCATGAAGGTCTGGTTATGGTTGACCCCGATACCGGAAGTCCCTGGGCGCGTAAGGGCGTTACAAAAGTTGTAACTGACAGACCCCTTACCTACTCAAATCCGGAAGCAACAGATCATTGGTTTGATGCTCAAAAAGCTAAGTATGGCGATTACTGGATTAACGGCGTAAGAGAACGGATTGGAGGTAAATAACCATGACACCACAAAAAACTGCAATCGATATCGACGGAACGGAAGCAGTCAGCAGAGTTATGTTAGCTCTGCTGAATCAGTTTCCCGGATTAGGTGAGAAGAAAATTCTATTTTCCACCTTGTCTGAAACTTCCGGAATCGGATTCTTCCCCACGTCCGGGGCCGCCCTCATGTCAAACACAGAAGATATTATAGGCCACGTCAAACAGGTGTGCGCTTATCCGTTCAATGTGATTTATAGAGCTGCCCCTAAGTCTGAAACCCAAAGGCTGAAGATCAAGGAGCTGCTGGATGGCCTTGGAAGATGGCTTGAGCAGCAGCCTATCGTCATAAATGACACGGAATACCGATTGATAGAGTATCCCGCTCTTTCCTCCGGAAATCGGGAAATCAAAACAATTAACCGTACAAATCCCGGCCACCTTTATGCCGCTTATCAGGACGGTATTGAGGATTGGCTTATTTCTCTCACTCTTCATTATGAAAACGAATTTGACAAATAGTAAGGAGTTGATTTCCAATGGCAAAATTTGAGCGCAAGTATTTGGCACATTACATTGATGCTGGCTTTGGCAGTGAAGCAACCAACTATGTCCGCCTGGGAAAAGACCTGGAGGAATACAACGAAGAGCTTAATCCTGACATTGAGCTGCAGCCCAACATCTTGGGCGAGCAGAATGTCAAGCACAACGGCTATGAGGTTCAGTCTGAGGTCGATCCTTTCTACGCATACAGCGACGATCCTCTGTACGCTCAGCTGGCAAAGATTGCCAATGAGCGTCTGACCGGCGATGCCTGCGTGACTACCAAAGTTGATGTGCTGGTAGACGAAAAGGGCACGCAGGTATGGGCATACCGTGAGGATGTTTATGTCGTGCCTAATTCCATCGGCGGCGACACCTCCGGTGTTCAGATCCCCTTCACTGTCTACAATGCCGGTAATCGCGTTGCCGGTACTTGGGACAGCAAGACCAAGACCTTTACTGAAACCCCTGTAAACGAATAACAAAATGGACCCATTACATCTTTTATGGATCGTACCCCTGTCAATGATAGCCGGTGCATTTTGCATGGCTCTAATTGCGATCCGTAATGGACATTTACCGCGTAAGGAAGAACAACAACAGTAAAACAGAAGCCACGGTATCTGTATTTTCTGATTGATCTTCACAATCTGATACCGTGTGATTTCTTTTCCGAATTTTAGACACATCATAATCGTCTGAGGACAGTCCAATGGGGCTGTCCTCATTTCACACTATAAGGAGGCTAGTTTATGACGGAGAACAATTTTATGAAAATCGTTGTGGACGAAGGTAGCGTCAAGGTACCTGTCTGCAATAAACACGGTGATGAGATCGGCGTGTTTTATTTCCAGCCTACCGACATTGGTATGGTTGACCGCTACAACAAAGCTGTTGCTGAGTTCGATAAGATTACCGAACCCCTTGAAAACGTAAATATCAAGGGTGATGGAACCGTGGACAAGGATGACGAATCCGGTTTTGAGGCCATGCGCGAAGCAGAGCGGCGGCTGTATGAGGCCTGCGATTATCTGTTCGGTGGCAATATGTCTGAAGCGTTCTTTGGTAAGGTGCATCCGTTTTCTCCCGTAAATGGCCGTTTTTACTGTGAAAACGCCCTGGAAGCTGTCGGCAAGTTTATCAGCCGTCAGTTTGAACGCGAGACGGCGAAGGTCAATAGCCGGGTAAAAAAGTACACGCAGGGCTATCAGCCACACAGCCATAAGTCCGGCAAACACAAAGGCGGCAAAAAATGATCGGGCAGCTCCCACGCGGTCTGGAAGTCAACGGACACATACGCTCCATACGTTCTGATTTCCGGGACGTACTCAAAATCCTTTGTGCATTCTCAGATCCTGAATTAGAAAACAGTGAAAAGGTTTATATCTGCCTGTTTATTCTCTATGAGGATTTTGAGAGCATCCCGGAGGATGATTACGAAGTAGCATTCAAAGCAGCGATAAATTTCATCGACAACGGCGCAGAGGAAGAAGATAGAAAATCTCCCAGAGTGATGGACTGGGAACAGGATGAAAATTTACTGTTTCCGGCGATCAATAAAGTTGCAGGGTGTGAGGTTCGCAGTGCTGAATATATCCATTGGTGGACCTTTATGGGCTACTACATGGAAATATCCGAAGGTGTTTTTTCAAACATCATTAGTCTGCGGATGAAAAAAGCAAAGGGTAAGAATCTGGAAAAATGGGAGCGAGAATTTTGGAACGCTAATAAAAAAGCCTGCGTCCTAGCCCCGAAGCTGACAGCTGAGGAAAAGGCGGCAAAGGAGCGGCTTAATGCGCTATTAGGATAGTATAAGGTAGGTGGTTACATGGCGGATCAGGCCGACGGCTCCATCATTGTTGATACTGAAGTTAATCCGGAGGGATTTAAGGCGGGTAGTGCCGAACTGCTGGCAGCCATCAAATCTCTGTCTACTGAGGTTAAGGAGCTTGGCAAGACCCTAAAAGAAACCTTTGGAGGCAATAATAAGAGCGTAAGCGAGACGGATAACAAGGTCCAAGCACTGGAATCCACCATTTCCAGCCTGCAATCGGAAACCGAATCCTTAAAAACCACTATCACAGAGCTTGAGGAAAAGCTCAAAAATCTTAGCGGAGTACAGTCCCATGAAACGCCTATTGATGGGGTTGCCGAATCCGCACAAGCGGCGGATACCCAAGTAACAGAACTGCAATCGAAGATCCGAGACTTAGAAAATGTTATTGCTCAGATGCAGTCTGAGCTTAACGGTGCTTTCTCTGATCCTGCTGATATCGATTTTAATACCAACGCAGCCGAGGAGAAAATCGCATCTCTGGAATCTAAAGTGGAGGAATTGGAAAGCCACATTGCCGCTTTGCAGACAAGAAACGCGACAGCTACACCTACCGCTAATTTTAGCGGTACAGCAACAGGGACATCCAGCCTGCAGCGTCAGGTTGATTCTGTAAGTAACAGTGTATCCCGCTTAGAGAATACATTCCAACGGGCCATGGGCGGCAATGAAAGCGCCATGGCCTCTTTTCATTCTAAGGCATCTGAGCTGGAACAAAAAATAGCTGATATAAAAACAAAACTGGAAGCTTTAGGTCAAGCAAAAATTCCTACAGACCGGTATAAAACATTAGAAAGCACAGTTAATAAACTGGAAGGTAAACTTATCCAGCTTATTAACCGGCAAGATAAAATGTCAGCTATGGGAGTCAAAGAGAATACGAAGCAGTGGCAGAATCTACAATATGAGATTGATGAAACTATTCGTAAACTGGAACGCGCAAATAGTGAAATGTCTGTGTTGCGCGGCGGTGGACACGCATACACACTAGGATCTGATACCGCTCAGTATCAGCAGCTTTCTTCCACCCTTGCACAAGCATCTGCACAGCTATCTCAAATGCAGTCCGATGCATCTGCTGCAAGTAGAGCCGTGTCCGGTATCGGAAATGTAGCAAAATCCGCGTATTCATGGATTAGCAAAATGGCGAAAGCAGTTGGAAATCGTTTGGTTTCTAGTATTAAATCTGCGGTTAAGGGGATGGCAAAGCTCGTAACGGGCACCAAATCCGCAGACAAACAATTCGGCCGCCTAATTTCCAACGCTAAACAGTTCACACTGAGCTTACTGGGCGCAAGAGGTGTGTATGCTTTGCTGCGAAAAGCAGTTAGCGCATACATGGCAGAAAATGAGCAACTTACAGCAAATCTAAATGCCTGTTGGTCCAGTCTCGGCAATATTCTCGGACCAATTATTAACCGTGTTATTACTCTAGTATCCACTGCGATTGCATACCTTACGAAGTTCCTTAATCTACTGGGATTCGTCGGAAAGAGCACATCCAATGCAATCAACAGTGCCGGTGGCGCAGCTGCAAGCCAAGTAAAAAAATTGCAACGACACCTAGCATCCTTTGATGAACTGGAAAGATTGGGTGATAACAACACCGATGATGGCGGTTCTGGTGGCGCATCTGACATCCAAGGTGTAATGCCGGAAGTCACACTGCCTAACTGGGTCGAACAGATCGTAGAGCAACTCAAAGCCGGAAATTGGAGCGAAGCCGCAACAATTCTGGCAGATCAGCTCAACAGTATGGTCGATAGTGTTGATTGGGAAGGTATCGGAAGCAAGATCGGATATTACCTCAACGGTGCTCTAGAATTTCTGGCAACAGCTATCAAAAAGTTTGACTGGTTCAAGCTGGGTTCAAACCTTGGAAAGCTAATAAATAATATTATTTATGGTGTTGACTGGGAAAATCTTGGCGTTGTCCTCGGTTGGAAATTCATTGCACTCATTGAAGGTCTAGGAGGCCTCTTTGCGACACTCGACTGGGCCGCACTGGGTAGGGCGTTGAGTGATGCCTTTATGGGACTGTGGAATGCTATAGACTGGATTCAGGCAGCAAAAACACTGTCTGACGGCATAATTGGTGTTCTTAATGGTCTGAGTACCGCAATCGAAAATGTAAACTGGCAAAAGCTGGGTAACGATATCGCAGTATTCATTGCGAACATCGATTATTCCGGCGTTTTTTCTGCCCTTTCTCGGGGAATTGGTGCAGCGTTAGGCGGTATAGCTGGCTTTCTCAG